TGACATGTAGAGCGCTACTGCTGCTGCAATGGCACTGTTGATGTAGGTCGAGATCATTGCTTTATCACTGGCTTTCATTTGTTGCCCCTGTCTGTTTGGATTTTTTCATTCCGTTAGATGCTAATAGGCCGCCGAGTGATCCAGTAAGAAACACAACAACGGTCGAGAGTAGGTCAATGAAGGCTGCGTCGTTGGGTGCTTGCTCAAGTGGCTGGTTAACAAACAGTAGGCCGTAAACGAAGCCGAGCACGATGGCGGCAAAGCTGATTGACATGGTGATGCCGACAATCAGGATTAGTCGTGCGTGTTTATCCTCTGGCGACATCGCAAGCCGTCCGCGTAAAGCACCTGTTCGGCTCAATGTTGACTCGTGTGCTGGAGCATCCATTTAAGACCGCCGCTACGACTGCAACCATAAAAACGAGGGCCGCATATTTAGCCAGCGGGCGGAACATTATCAACTAGCCGTTGTATAAACGCTTCGTACTCGGCAGGGGTCATTGGGCGTACTACACCGTCTACTTGGATATGCACTTCATCGTGTGGGTACATTGCAATTGCTTCTTCGTATGTCATGTTATGCCCTAACTGTTTGCGTATCCGTAAACGCGGATAGTTCCGCCTGTCAATGTTCCAACAGGTATCAAAGTAAAAGCGGTGTATGAAGTGGTGTTATTTAGGAAGCCTGCATATGTGCCTGAACCGCCAGCGGTGTCGATAGCCATATAAGCACCGCTGTAGCCCGTGTTCTTTGCTAAAAATGGATTAGTCACAGAAATATTGAACATAATTCCATTTGCATTCATGTAGCCAGCAAAAGTAAGGCTTGTAGCGTTGTTGTTTCTTGCGCCAGTCAAACTGCCTGAGGAATAGTTAACGGAAAAAACGCTTGTGTAGTAGCCCGTTGCTGTCGCGCCAAATTGTAAACCAACATTTTCGGCAGTGCTACCAGCACCACCAGTAACAGTTATTAAATAGTTGTCATATGTTGCACTAAACGCATCAGAAACAGTCACGCTTGCAACCGCTGTACCGATGGTTTGTGTTTTGACAAGCACAAGACCCGGTGCAGTAACCAAAGACACCCAAGAACTACCGTTATAGGTTTGATAGGTGGAAGTTGCTTCAATGTAACAAGTCTGGCCCTGTGCCAAAGTCTTTTCGCCTGTGCCACCAAAAGCAGCGTCGCGCGTAACCGTGGTAGCAAAAACGGGTATGCCCGAGTTTGTGATGTTTAGATCCGCCGCTGTCAGGACTTCTCCTGCCGTATAAACGGGGACTGTAGTAACTGCGTTTGCTCCCATAATGCTCCTTATCCTAAGACATTTTCTGTGTCGATTGTGCCATATACCAGATCGTCCAAGATCAGCTCAAACACCAGCGTTGTAGGGCTAGTGAACAAAGTTATGCGATGGCCTGTAGATAGGTCAATCTCATGCTGAATACCCTCAATCGCTAACTCTTGCGCCAACGATGTGATGCTGACTCCGCTGGTAAATGACTTCTCTATAGTGATCGTGTTGCCGATCTCGAGGACTGCCACAGTGTCACGCTGGGCATCGGTAAGGGACGCAAACAGGGTTGACACATTGGTGTAGCGCGCCTCTGGCTGCCCTACGAGCAGGTAGTTGGCGAGGTCGAGGGCTGCCGTGTCGTTGTGTACTAGCGCGTCGGTGATGGCTGTGGTCTGAATAAAGTAAGTGGCCTGCGATGTTAAGTCCTCGGCGATCTCTGGGGTCGTTGCCCCAGCGTGGGTTACTGACGCGCGGTTGATGACCTGATTGGCCTCAAACGAAATGCCCACATTGTCGTAAGGAATGTTTGTGCCGTCATCGTGAAAATCTGCTGACGATGCTGAGAGCGTGTTACCGATGCGGTCTTGGAATGTGAATACCCCGTCGCGCGAAATAAAGATGCGTCCCTGTACCGACTCGTTTATTTTGGCTGTGTAGGCAGCGACCGATGTGCCGTTCGGGACGGTGTATGCAGCTGCGCCGCCAAGCGTGATTGTCGATGTCTCGATGTTCTGTTCACCCGGCAACTGGAAGGCATTCACCTCGGGCAGAGCAAGTAGAGCGACTAGTCGAGCGCTGGCAAGTTGCTCGGTGACATTGAACTCGTTTAGGTAGGTCTGGCTGAGCAGATAGAAGTCATCAGCGCAGGACACACTGACTGTATCGAGGCCGCCCAAATTAAAGTTATACGAATAGTCCACGATGTAGCCGTTAAACAGTTCTTCTCCCTCACGACTGAGCACTACCTTGCGCATAGGCGCTAGACCCGGCACAGCCTGAGCAGTGTCGTAATACGGTGACTGTGTATCGAACGGGTTAAAAATGCCGCCCGTGAATGTGTCGTTAAGATCGAAGCTCATCGTGCCAGCAGTGAACTGGTCGCCAATGTCTCTGCGTCCACGGAACACGCTGATGCCTGTAGCGCCGTCGATCACGGATGCAAACTCTGTCGTACCGTCCAGCACATAGTCAGTTGAGTCCAGCAAGCCCTTCACTGGGTCGTCAAGCGTAAAAGCGTCCACAAGGAAGCCTGTAGCGATCCTGAGATCGTAAGACCCTGACTGGACAATCGTGGCAGCCATCAGGCGACCTGTATTTGTGCTGGGCCGTCCACTCGGTTCATGGCTTTAATGCTGTTCACTACAGCGCGACCGATGTCTGCTGATGTGGCTAGACCGCCGTTGACATTGACTGTGATCGGTGTGCCGCGCTCAACCATGAACTGATCGAAAAGGCTGGAAAAGTCTGCTGCGTTGCCTGTAATGCCATAGTTGCCGCCAAGGTTGCCTGCATAGTTCTTGCTGAGGTCTAGGACGCTTGCGGACTTACCGCCGCCACCGCCGCCGCCAGATGGGGCAACCAAAGCCGACTCAATCATGCCCATAGGGCTAGATGTAAAGCCGCCTGTGCCGCCTTCTCGAGCTGCACCGCCACGGCTGCTGGTAGTTGTGCTGCTGCCACCGCCGCCGAGTGTTGGCATCTCTGGGATGGTGTAACTGTTGCCGCCGATACCCGGCACCCAGTCTGGTATCTCAAAGCCGAAACCGCCGATCGTCGAGTTCCACAGTTCTGCGATGCCGTTAAAAATAAACTTAAACACGCTGTACATGTTTTCTAGGTATGTCTTGACTACGCCGACCGCGATCTTTACGCCTGAGGCCATAACATCAAATACTTTGTCAACGATGACGCGCACGGTGTCAAACTGGAAGTACAGCGTCGTAAGGATTGCAATGAGTCCAACTACTGCGGCTACTACTAAACCGATCGGGTTTGCTGCTAGTGAGATATTAAACAGTGTGTTGGCAACGGTAGCAAGTTTGACAGCGACTGTGTACGCGATAATCATTGCTGAGAAGCCTGCGATGACACCGCTGGCGATCAGAATGAGATCGGTGTTTTCTTGCAGGAAGGCTGCCATGTCGAGCAGTTTTGGTAGCAGTTTTTCTAGCACTGGTAGGAACGCTGCACCGATTGACTCTTGCAGTTCGCCAAGTTGGATGCCGAAGTTCTTCATGCCACCCTCAGCGGTGCTGGCAAAGATTTCAGCAGCACCACCAACTGAGCCTTCAAGCGCCTGCATAATCTCGTCGGCAGTCGAGGACGAGTCAATTACATCCTTAAGCGATGGGTCTAACTTGACCAGCGCAGTGGTCTGGCCTGCCAACGCTTTAGCGACAGCGACGCTGGCAGTCTCCATGTCGATGTTCTTGGCGGTAGCAAGGTCAGCCGTGACCGACATTGCCTGCTGGGATAACTCAAGCGATCCTGTGGCTCGTAAAAGGTTCTCAAGGGCTGGGCGCAGTTGATCATCTGCCATGGCGGTCTGTCGTGAAAACGCGCTGATCGACTCTTCAACGGCTGCGATCTGTTCATCTGTTGCCTGTGTCGTGGTGCGTAATTGTCGGGCAAGATCGGCTTGCTGTGCAGCATCTTCCATTGCAGCCTTGGTTGCTACAACTACGCCAGCCGCTAAGCCTGTGATAGCTGCAACAGCAGGCAAGAACGCTTTTTCTAAAACATGCCCTGTCTTGTTTGCTACGCCCTCAAGCTGCTGGAACTCTTTGACAGCGCGATCGACGCCCTTGCCATCGAACTCGCTAATGATTGGAATAGATAAAGCCATCAGCCGACCTCTCTCTTTATTTCGTTAATCGTTTTCAAGATCATCTTTTCCATTTCGCCCTCAATACCGCGTCGTGCTTTATAGACCGCTGGGCCGATCAGTCGAGTTCTACCCGGCATCGCCATTGCAAAGCCGCGCTCAGTACTAACTGCGTCAAGTGATGTGCCTAAACGGTTGGTGTCTTTGCGGCCTGCACCCTCAAACACTGCTGTCGCTGGGTTCTTTTGCTCAATCAAGATTACGCCTACAGCGTTGCGTCGAGTGTCAAAGCGCATCTTTACGCCTGACTGTGCAGCAGAGATTGTGAACGGGAATATCTTGCGGCCTCGATCAGACCACTTGCGCGCCATGCCCGACAATGGAAACTGACTGTATGCAGCCTTGGCGGCGGTGATGGCTGGCTGTGCGATCGCTGTGGCTTCAGCCTTAAAGTC